GTAGCGGCTCTGAAAGACTGTGCTCGCCATCCGCGCAAAGCACAGCGCGAGAACATCGTTAAGAAGGCCCTTGCCGCAGCGGAGGCCGCATGAACGCCGCGAAGCAGACCGGCGGTGCCGCATTCCCAATTAACAACAGCTACATGTCTGAGGCTGGCATGACGCTGCGCGACTACTTCGCGGCAAAGGCGATGCAAGTCTACTTGGCGGCTCGTCTTGACGGCGACGATGACGATATCGCATCGGACGCATATTACGTTGCCGACGCGATGCTGCGTGCCCGAGGTTCCGCATGAACGCCCGCATGTCCGAAGAGGAGGCCCGCGAAGCGAAGATCGCCGAGCTGACCGCCAAGAACGCCGAGTACACCAAGGCTCTGATCGCAAAAGGTGACGCCAAGACGATCCGCGATGTTGGCAGCGACGTGACCGACTACCTCGCGTTTGCGCAAGAAGACCTGAACAAGCTCGTTACCGGCGAACTCACTTTCGAACAGGTCCGCGACAAGGTGATCGATGCCGATGCCGAGGTTCTGGCGATCGAGCAGGTCGAGAAGATCGAAAAGGACCACGAAGAACAGGCGCAGTGGGCTCGTATCGAGCGCATGGCTTGGAATCGTGAGATTGGGTACCTGATTTAGCTGTACGGAGCGCCGCGCCCCGTATAACGCGCGGCTTGCCAAGCCCAGGTCAGAAACCGGGCGCCTACTCCGGGCACAGGAGCGCTCGAACTGCGTCAGGTTCCGCATGGCTCTCGTAAGGAGCCGCCACACAGAAGCGCCGGCGAATTGGCGTACTGCGCAAGGGAGGTGGGTAGCACTGTGCACGGTGTCCACTGGCTCTAGGGGTTCCGGGACTCGTCACGACCGGAGGGCGCTTCTGTGTGGCACCGCATGACCGTAGCCGCATGGCTAGTACCCATGCCCAGATATGCCCGGCACGAGTGTGCCAAGGATCGGGAGCCGCGAAAGTAGCCCGGCGCCACGCCCGAACCCACGCGCTGCGCGTGCTGCACCCAACGACAGAAGTTCTGGGATGCGCGCAGCGGGCCCAGTTGGACGCCTGCTTAGGCTGGGTCGATTAGCAGGCCACCTGCCGCCCTGAGGGCGCGGCGCCGGACGAGAGTAACCGGCACCCGAACAACAACCGCCGGCGGCGCCGGCCAGAACGAGGAGCAGCAGGATGAAAGTCGACGAGTTGACCGGCGCATTGCTTGATTACTGGGTAGCGATGGCCGGCGAAGAGTGGAAGCATTTCGACGTCAGCGACACGATGACGCTTGACCCGTCTCTCAAGGGCGTGAAGCTGGCGACGTTCAGCAATGGGCAGCAGGTTGCGATGTTGCAGCCGAATAACCCGTTTCGCCAAGATCCGCGTGAGTTCTCTCCGTCGACAAATTGGGCGCACGGCGGCCCGATCATCCAGCGCAACAACATCAGCATCTCTCCGCCGACTTCGCGCGTGCACCGGCTTGGCGGCCCGAATGCGGGCTGGGGAGAGTCTGGAGTCTGGATGGCTACGACTTGGCATCGTGGCACCAACGGCAAGCGTGCGTCGGCATGGGATGACCAAAGCCCACTGGTAGCGGCCATGCGCTGCTTCGTTAGCTCGAAGTTTGGCGACACCGTGCCCGACCAGGTGGCCGCATGACCCCCGCCCGCATCGCTCGCCGCCAGGAGCAGCCCGAGCCAGCACCGCGCCGCGACGTCATCGGATCGCTGCTGTTCTGGAAGCTGGACTTTTTTGAGGCGAACCCGCTGATCTGCTTTGCGGGCTTGGTGATGACGATTGTGCTGGATGGAGTTTTGGAGCGGATGCCATGAATACTGATCGCGAATTGCTCGAACTGGCTGCAAAGGCAGCAGGCATGCATGGCTGGAAGTTCACCGGCACAAGCATGGCAAAAATGCTTGATCCAAGCAAGCCGGAAACGACCGGCAGCGTAGGGCCGAACTGGAACCCGCTAACCGACGATGGCGACGCGCTGCGGCTGGCGGTGAAGGTAAGGCGCATGCCCGAATTGATCCGAGACGGAAGCGGCGTGTTCTGCGGATACGAATCGAAACGGAATTATCACTCTCCGATCATCGAGAGATTCAGCGATGACCAGATGGCCGCCATCCGCCGCGCCATTGTACGGGCAGCAGCCGATATTGGCCGGAGTCTCCCATGATCCGCCATACCGCCGCAGCCCTAGTGTTCCTGCTGGCCTTCCTGTTCATCGTGGCGGAAGTGCGGCAGTTGGATGAGATGAACGACGTACTGATCTGGAGGCCTCAGTGAAGCGCAAGTATCGAGAGGCCATGCGCGGTAAGGCACGGGAGCGGGATGCGATTGAAGCGCGCGACTGGCACGAAGAGTTTGTAGCAAAACACGAAACCAACGCCGGCACAGTCTCGGCAGAAAGGAAGCAAGATGTCCACAGCACTCGTAGTTCAGCAGGCATCCAAACTAGCCGGCCTGTTCAACATTCCTGAGACGGGTGACCTCGTCAATGTGCTCAAGGCGACGGCGTTCAAAGGCCAGGTCTCCGATGCGCAGATGTCCGCGCTGCTGATCGTCGCCAATCAGTACCGCCTGAACCCGTGGACTAAGGAAATCTACGCGTTCCCAGACCAGAACAACGGCATCGTGCCCGTGGTTGGTGTGGATGGCTGGTCGCGCATCATCAACGAAAACCCGATGTTTGATGGCATGGACTTCGAGCAGGATGAGGAAAAGTGCACCTGCATCATCTTCCGCAAGGACCGCAGCCACCCGACACGCGTCACCGAGTATCTGAGCGAGTGCAAGCGTGGCGTGAAGCCGTGGCAGACACACCCTAAGCGCATGCTGCGCCACAAGGCCATGATCCAGTGCGCTCGCCTTGCGTTTGGCTACGTGGGCATCTTCGACCAGGATGAAGCAGAACGTATCGCAGAGGTCGACATCAACGCGCGGCCAGCGCGCCAAACCGCTGCGGCGGTCGCAGAACAGGCTATGACGGTCGAATTCACCGAGGCTGATGAAAAGCTTCTGGCCGATCTGGAAGCGGTTGCCGACACCGGGATCCAAGCGCTTGAGCAGGCATGGAGCCGGATCACGAAAGATCAACGCCGTGCTCTTGCATCGCACCTGGGCGCACTCAAGAAGCGCGCCGAGAACGTCATCGATGCGGAGGTGAACAATGCTTGAACGCCTTTCCAACCAAGGCGGCGCTGATTGGCTGCGCGAGCGTGCCGGCCACGCCACCGCCTCCAAGTTCGCCGATATCATCGCCATCGGCCGCAACGGCCAGCCGCTGAAAGCTCGTGAGGATTACTTGATGCAGCTGGTAGTTGAGCGCATTACCGGTGAGCCGGTGATCACGCCGGCCAGCTTCGCCATGCAGTGGGGCACCGAGGCAGAGCCGTACGCCCGCGCCGCCTACGAAGAAGAAACCGGCGCAATCGTGCGTGAGGTCGGCTTCAAGAAGCATCCTGTGCATTCCTGGGTAGGTGCTTCGTCAGATGGCATCGTGGGCGACAAGGGGGCCATTGAAATAAAGAGCCCGCACAACAGTGCAATCCACTTGATGGCGTGGGAAGCCGGCATGCCAGATCACCACAAGCCGCAAGTGTTCGGGCAAATGTGGGTGCTGGGCCTCGATTGGGTCGACTTCTGTTCGTACGATCCGCGTATGCAGACCGGAGCCGAGCACTTGAAGCTGTACCGCCAGCGTATTTTCCGTGACGACGCGTATATCGCGCAGTTGGAGAAAGACGTGTTGGCGTTCCTGGCGCAGGTACAGGCCAAGGTCGACATGTTCATGGCGTTCAAGGAGGCAGCATGAAAGAACTGGTCTTGACCAAGGCGCCCGGCGGCGCGCTGATCCCGGTCGACCCGCAGGCGGCAGAGTTTATCGCCAAGCTGAAAGTCGGCCAAGGCGTTACCGCGGCGATCAAGCGGCATAGGAACCCGGGGCATCACAGAAAATTCTTCGCGCTGCTAAACGTCGCATTCGATGCGTGGGAACCGGTCGAGGCCACCTACAAGGGTCAGGTCGTCGGCAAGAACTTCGACCAGTTTCGCAACGATATCGTCGTGCTGGCCGGCTTTTACGAGATGGCCGTAAATCTCAAGGGCGAGACGCGCCTGACGGCCAAGAGCATCAGTTTCGGCAGCATGGATCAGGACGAGTTCGACACGCTCTATAACGCGACCTGCAACGTGATCCTGCAACGCATCCTGACCAACTACACCCGCGACGATCTGGACGCGGTAATCGATCGCCTGATGGGCTTCATCTGAGAGAGACAGCATGGACTTTGAATTCGAAACGAAACGCACTGGCCTTGCGAACGCGTTTGCAGAAGCAGGCGCTAAGCTGCTTGGCTATCAGCCCCTCGTCAGCACCGCTGTTGCAATGATCCCGGGCGCATCGCCTCAGAAATACGCTGTCGCCGGTACGCTGAACGGCATTCTGTCGATGGCCGGCAAGATGATGGGCGAGGATGGCGTTACGGGTCTTGAAGGGCTGATGCGGTATGACGATCAGTCCGGCGCTTGCTTGCGTGATCCCGAAGGCGAATACGTCAAATTCGCCGACGTCGAGCGTCTTCTCGCCGCTCCTGCTGCAGTATCGCAGCCGATCGGCGATCTGACGGATGAGCAGATCGAGCGGGTATGGATTGAGCTGCCGCTGACTGGCGCATACAACATGGCCGAGGCCCGAATCAAATTTGCCCGTGCCATCGAACGCGCTGCGATTGCAGCCTATCTGGCACGCCAACCGAAAGCAGAGCATCCGGTCGCCGTCGAACGTCTCGATAACGAAGACATCGACATCATTTGGGCATCTATGCCGGGAGGCCCTGCTGCGTGGCTCAAGTCGTTCGGATACCAGCAATTCGCAAAGGCCATCGAGGACGAAGTAATCCTCAACTACGAGCGCGCCTATCTGGCAAGACAGGCGCAGGCCGATCCGGTCACGCGCCTTGACGTTTTGAGTCTGATCCACGCGCAATGCCATCGGGTGTACGCATCGGCGATCGATCGCGAGGAAATCGACACCAAATACATGGCGGAAATCGAAGATGCGTTGAGCCGTCTGGCCGCTCCGGCTCCTGCCGGCGCACAGAACGCCGAGGCAATCCGCAATCAGGCTCTCGGAGACGCAATTGAAGCAACCGCAAAGGTTGGCTGCATTTGGATCGATGACAGCAACCGTGGCGCCGCAGCACCGATACTGAATGAGGCGATTGCCGCCATTCGCGAGCTCCAGACTGGATCAGCTAACACCCAGGAAGGCGGCAATGAATGAGCTGGCACTTTTCGCAGGCGCTGGAGGCGGAATACTCGCGGGCCACTTGCTCGGGGAGCGCACAGTCTGCGCCGTGGAAATCAATGCCTTCTGCGCCCGACGACTCATGCAGCGACAGAATGAAGGCCACCTGCCACCGTTCCCCATTTGGGACGATGTACGTACCTTCGACGGACGACCATGGAACGGCGTTGCTGACGTGGTATCTGGCGGGTTTCCCTGCACAGACATCAGTTCCGCCGGCAAGAAAGCCGGCATCGAGGGCGACCAAAGCCGACTGTGGGTGGAAATGGCCAGGATCGTTCGCGAAGTTCGACCCCGCTTCGTCCGTGTGGAGAACTCGCCAATGCTCACTGCTCGGGGACTTGGC